TAGCATTAGCACTCAAAACTAATGTTCCAACCTTGTATATATCAGCAGATACTAACGCACACACAATGGCTATGCGATTAGCATCTATGATTTCTGGCAAGAGCCAGAGCGATGTTGAACAGAAACTTAATACTGATGTTGGTTGGACTAAAGCAGTCCTTCAAAAAGGAAGCCACATAGTCTGGTCGTTCGAATCATCACCCACATTACAAGATATTGATGAAGAAGTACAAGCATTTGAGGAACTGTGGGGTTCACCCCCAACTCTTATTGTATTAGATAACTTAATGGATGTAGCCACCGATGGTGGCGAGGAGTTCGCATCTATGCGAGCAATTATGAAGGAGTTGAAGTACCTTGCGAGAGCAACTAACGCAGCGATTGTCGTATTACATCACACTTCGGAAGCAGTACCTGGAAATCCTTGTCAACCGAGGTCGGCTATCCAAGGTAAGGTCTCTCAACTCCCTGCGCTCATATGTACGCTCGGAACTGTCGGCACATCAATGGGCGTGGCGTCTGTCAAAAATCGTTATGGAAGAGCAGATGCAAACGGAAGTCTAATGACTTGGTTAGCATTTAACCCAGAATACATGTACATAGAAGATATTCCAGAGAACGCATGATTACATCATACGCTTTAACTACGCAAGAGGAAGCGATTGCGGTAGAAGTGGGATACCAAAGACAAAGAGTATACTTTGGAGACCCAACCAAGAATGTTAACTACTCAGAGGGAGACCTTTGGGAACTATGGCAACATGCTGTTGCTGCTGGTAGTGAGTTAGCATTTGCCCGTATGGTTGGCAAAACAGATTTTGTACCACATTTTAATAAATGGAAAACAGAGTTAGATATTCCTGGACTTGGTGAAGTGCGCTATACATTTAGTGACCAACCTAAGTTAAGATACACTAATCGCGATGATGATTCTTTAGTTTATATTCTAATGGCAGACGGCATGCGCCATAAGACAAGGCGTGTAGCACCAGATTGGCTAGGTACACCATACCGAGCAATTGGTTGGTCACATGGAAGTCAATGTAAGAAAGACGAGTTCAGATACAACGAAACAACTTGGTACGTTCCACCACAGAACTTGTACTCAATGGATTTATTAGAACTTGGAGTTTTAGTTGACAACTAGAAAAAGCCATAAGGCTAGAGGAGCAACATTTGAAACTGACATACGTGATTGGTTCCGTTCTAAGGGTTATGATGCTGAAAGACTTGCTCGTGCGGGTGCGAAGGATGAGGGTGATGTCGCTGTTAGGGCTGACTTTCTCGGAAGCATTGGAGTTATCGAGTGTAAAGCCCCAGGGGCGGGCAACGCTATTGACCTCAGCGGTTGGACGAAAGAGGCTCAAACAGAAGCATCGCATTATGCGGAGGCAAGAGGCAAGAAGCGCAACGAAGTAATGGCAGCAGTAGTAATTAAAGCCAGAGGCAAGTCCATAGATGATGCGTATTTAGTTATGAGGTTGGGCGATGTATTCGGATGATGATTTACCAGATATTGTAGCAGTACTAAAACATTACGGCGCAAACATTACTCGCTCATCAGGGCAGGTGACTATCAAGTGCCCATTCCACAATGATTCGCACGCAAGTGCTAGTTTTAACACCAAGGATAATCTATTTAATTGTTTCGCTTGCGGAATGAATGGCAATAGTATCCAAATTATCGCAAGACAAGAGAGAGTAGACATACGTGAAGCAAAGTCTTTCGCAGAAGGAATTACTGGGGAGAGCCACAGCCAAGTACGCGGGAAGCATCTTTCAGGCGGAAGATTACCTAGCAAGTCGGGGAATAACAAGGGAAGTAGCGCGAGTGGCGCGATTAGGCGTCGTCGTTGACCCAGAAGCAGGTCATGAGCAGTACCAAGGTCGCTTAGCAATCCCCTACATCACTAAGACTGGCGTAGTTGATATTAGATTTCGTTCTCTCAACCCAGCAGTAGAGCCTAAGTATATGGGTATGGCTGGCGCTGAGACCAAGATGTACAATGTATTAGATATTGAAATAGCAGGTGACTGGATTGGGGTGTGCGAAGGTGAACTTGATACCATTACTATGTCTAAGTGTGTTGGCATTCCTTGCGTTGGAGTTCCAGGGTCGAACTCATGGAAGAAACATTACACACGACTACTTGCTGACTTTGAACGAGTCTTTATCTTTGCAGATGGTGACCAACCAGGAAAAGAATTTGCCAATGGTCTTGCCAAGGAACTGCCAGTTACAGTCATCTCCATGCCAGACGGAGAAGATGTTAATAGTTGTTACGTCAAGTTTGGTGCGGGATTTATTCGAGAGAAGATGGGGTTAACTACTGATGAATTTTGATCCTATTCCACCTTGTCAGGAGTGTGGTCAACACTTTGATGACATCTTTGAGGCTACCGACCACCTACTTGAGTATGGTGAAGAAGAGTTTGACCCTAAATTAATACTTCCTGGCGGTTATACGCTTATGGTTGGCTCGTTACTGCGTTGTATCTATGGTCATCTTGATGAACCAGAGATGATTAGTTCAATTGTTCAATCAACATATGCAACACTATACGCAGCAGAAGCAAGCCCAGGAATAGTAAAATCTATTATAGAAGATATGGTAGTACGTGAACAAATGTCAGACTTCGATGATGCTCTGGCTGAATTACTAGAAAATGAATCCGATGACAACGAAAATGGAGCGTGAAGAAATATGGCAAATTATAAATCACTTAGTAAGCCAAGGATTAAAGGTGACCAGTTTCCACATCAAGGAAAATCAATTGAGTATAAACCTAAGCGTCCCACTCTTGAATTCGCAGACGAAGTAAGGATTATATACGATGAACTTATGTCGCTGCTGCTTTCTAAGCACCGCGACTACGGCCCACGTAATATTGCCGATGCTCCTGGCGGTGCTATCAACGGCTTACGCGTACGGATGCACGATAAGTTAGCACGCATTAACAATTTAGTTGATTCAAAGAATGAGCCTGAACATGAAAGTCTTGAGGATTCATTCAAAGATATGGCGAACTACGCCATTATCGGCATGCTACTACTAAGAGATAAGTGGGATAAGTAATGAAAATCTTCGGGCCATATAAAGGCAGCAAGGCAAATGGTGGCCGCCCTATCTACGTTATTAAGCGTAAGAAAAAGGATGGCACTACTGAAACTACATCTACTAACAAAGCACGCAAAGATTATGAAGATGCTACTGGAAAAACCTTGCCTAGGAATTCAGAAGTAGACCATAAGAATAACAAGGGTAGAGCAGGCGACGACCGTATTGCTAACCTACGCGTAATTAGTAAGAAGAAGAACGTTGGGCTTGAGAACAAACGACGTGTTAAGAAAGCGACGAAAAAGAAGCCATGAAAACAATAGTCTGTGTGTCTGACTTACAGATACCTTATCATGACAAGCGAGCCGTAGATAACCTTGCTAAGTTTATCAAGGCGTATAAGCCAACCGAAGTTGTTTCAGTTGGTGATGAAATGGACATGCAGACTATTTCTAAGTGGGCTAAAGGCACACCTCTAGAGTATGAGCGCTCTATCGGTCGAGACCGCGACGAAACTACACGTGTACTTGAAGCGCTTAAAGTTAAGCACATAATCCGTTCTAATCATACTGATCGACTATATAATACAGTAATGATGCGTGCTCCTGGCCTGCTGGGACTGCCTGAGTTAGAACTTCCAGAGTTCCTGCGCCTACCTGAAATTGGCGCTACATACCATACTAAGCCGTATGAATTAGCACCTAATTGGTTGTTAATGCACGGTGATGAAGGCTCTATGAAGTCTGTTGGTGGGCTCACAGCCCTAGGTTTAGCCATGCGCACAGGCAAGTCAGTAGTGTGCGGACACACGCACCGCATGGGCTTAGCGCATCACACTCAAGCATACGGAACTTCAACACCTCAAACAGTATGGGGCATGGAAGTGGGCAACCTGATGAAATATAAGGATGCTAAGTATATTAAGGGTGGTCTATTCACATGGCAACAGGGTTTCGGTATGCTCTATGTTGATGGTCGCACAGTAGTTCCAGTTACTATCCCTATTCAGAAGGACGGGTCATTTATTGTGGAAGGTAAGCGTTGGGGATAATGGATTGGAATCGTATTGAACCTTGGGACTACATTGTAATTAGTGTGGCAGCAGAGTACCATAAAAAGTACAGTATGGTTGAGTTAGATGATATTAAACAATCATTGTACAAGTGGTTTCTCGAACACCCCAACAAGTTAAACGAGTGGGAAGCAATTGGCCCGAAGGATGCTAAGAATTTAATCTATCGTTCGCTGCGCAATGAAGCGCTGGACTATTGCCAGAAGTGGAAGGCTCGTGTAGGTGGATACGAAATGTCTGACCTATTCTATTACGAGGCAGATGTTATTGAAGCCATGCTTCCTGGAATCTTACGCGGTGAAATGACTGTGCTTCCAATTTTAAATCTTGGTAAAACAGGGAAACCACCAGCACCATCAGAAGGTGGTAACCTGATGGCGATGATGGTTGAAATCAAATCAGCATACTCTAAGTTGAGTACGGAGGATAGGTCGATACTATTCTACAAATATGCTGAGTCCCTAGATTTCGGTGCTATTGCTGCTGAGATGAAACTACCTAGTGAAGATGCGGCGCGTATGCGCCATAACCGTGCTATTCGTAAGTTGATTACTCGCATGGGCGGTTTTCGACCTTGGCTAGATAAAGATACCGCTGATAAAGTTACCGAGGAACCAGACGAAGTTATAAGCGCCGACGATTACTCCGAGGAGAATAGCGGGCGAGACAATGACAAAGAGGATACCAAATAACTTTATGGTCTATCCTCCCACTCGTTGGGGTCTGACCAATTCTCGTACCCGTCTAC